CTTTTTCACTCCTATCAATGCCAGAGCAAGCCCAGCCAGGCCCGCGTCGCAGCACCTGCAGGGAGTGCAGAAAAAGCGCCCTATTTAGCCCGAAGGCGTGGCGGGGGGACGACGGCGCGCGCCAAGTCAAAACACCACCAGATGCCGATGTTGCTGAAAAATAAAGAAGGAAGATGCCAGGATGGGCAGAAATTGATGGCTATCGACGCGGCGAAGGCTTCGACAGAGCCACAGGTTGCTGGTAGGGGTCGATGTACTTTGGGGCAGCCGCCATCCCGATTAGGCGCTTTTTTGAATTCGCTGGCCGCTTATACGCATCTGCCCGGTCCCGCTCGCAACCCGCAAGATGCAATAGCCTTACCGCCGATGCCGCGAAAGCGTTGAAACTATCTGTAGCGCTAGGATCAATTACGATCTAAATATATCCGGGCTATTTTTTCGTCGACTAATCTAAAATGAAATCACGGAGCATGGATCGCATGGATCTTAAGAGCGCAACAAAAAACCAACATTTCCTGTCACAAACCGAACAGCGTTTGAATGCAATAAATTCTGGCTCATGCAATCCAAAAAGTCCGAGAATTTATGAGTTCGAGCTTGTCGACAGAGAAAACCATGAGATAAAACTTCGCTCAAAAAGAGGCGCACTGATAGAAAATACGCTCAGCCTCCATGACCTTTTCAGTTTTGACATACTTGACAGAAAAGGCGACAGGGAAAACTTTGAAGAATTATTTAATCAGTATGAGCCAATGATAAAGCTAACAACGCTAGAGCTGCTTAGAAAAATTCAAATTACTAGCGAGGACATCGGCTCAGAGATAGTTAACTTGTTCTCCATGAAATTTTTAAATTTTATTCGAAACCCATACTCTATTAAAAAAATACTGAACACCTTCCCCACTTTAATGAATATCCAGCCCACCGACCCTGTACACCTAGAAAACTTCAAGAAGGTATTGGCCGGGCGTAAGCCTCATCAAGAGTACCTATGCCGAACACTTAATGTTTCCAAAAAGGATTATATCGCGTGGTTAGCTGTAATATTTCTCTTGTTGACGCCTGTGGCGGAGGGAGGACAGAATTTTTTGAACGACACGGTTCGCGGGCTTTTTGAGTCTAGAGATTTATTCATGATGGTTATTATTTATACTTATGACGATCATGCCTGCTTGCTTTCTGATAGAGGATTTAGCGAACCGTTGGTGAGCGGTAATGACCGCATGGCCTTCGACTTTAACTTATATTCGCAGGGATTTATTAGATATACCTTTAGCACAATTGACTTAGTTTCTCCACCTGGAACACCTAAAAGAATAATCGATTTATTTAAAGAGACGAAACAGGTTATGGTACATCATCACCACAATGATCTAGAAGCCCTTAAGAAATACAACCAGCACGTTATATATCAGTGCTATAAAAATGTATTTTCTTCACAGTCGACTTGTTTTGGTGTTTAACTACAGAAAAGCCATAATGGAAGTACTTTAGATTCATCTGGCCGAAGGGATGGATTAAGCATGCGTATTTTTATTGATGAATCAGGAACGTTTACCTTCACACCGAACCAAAACGCCTGGAGCGCATTGGGCGCAGTGGTCATTTTGGAAGAGGCAATGGGCGCTGCCGAAGGCGCTCTTCAACAATTCAAAGCTGAGAACGGGGTTTCTCCAAGCGATGAGTTGAAGCTTGGTAAGGTTGGCGATGAAATGAGCTACTTTCGCCTCTTAAACAGGCTGGCTCCGTTGAATTGCACACTATATGCGTTGGCGACTGATGCCCACCTCAACACTCCTGAGGCTGTAGGTGTCCACAAGGGAGGGTGCGTAAAAGGGCTCGTAAAGCATTTAGATAAGCTGGTTCATCAAACCTTACGAGACGACATTCAGAGCATCTCCAATCAAGTGCTCAGGCTTTCGGATCAGCTCTACATCCAGTTCATCTGTCAAATCAGGCTGATGCATTACGTGGTTAAGCAGGCTATGACGTACTACGCCCAATACAACCCGGAGTCTCTCGGATCCTTCATATGGCGGGTAGATCAAAAGGACCCGGAACGAAAAACAGAATTCGAAGACGTGTTCGAAAACCTTAGCCCTCCATATCTGCAAAGTATGTCAATAACTGACCCACTGCCAATGGTAGAAGGCTTCGATTACAGCCACATGGCAAGATACGATTTTTCAGAAACGGAGTATCCTACATATCTCAAGGATAACTACAACCTTGATATCGAACCGCGCAATGTTTTGGACATCAAGAAATTGCTTAGGGAAGACATCCAATTCGTCGACTCAAAAAAAGACTTTGGCATTCAGTTAGCTGACCTTTTGACGGCGGGGTTAAGGAGATGTCTTAGACAGGAGTTTAAGGACAACCTCCGGGCCGCTGCGTTTCTCGGGCGCCTAATGGTCAATCGGGGGCGCAGTCAGCAACCTGTGTTGCTGTTATCGCTTGGCGAAGAAAAGCCAATCGACAAAGTTACTGAAAAACTCATCAACATGATGACAAAACAGCAACGGCCCATGATCAGAAGATAAAACGCTAGTAGTTCAGGTGCCCCTTAAGGTAGAGAGTAACGGTGAAGTGGTAACTGAACTCTTTAGAGCGAGGTACATTAGTCCACTAACCGAGGTTTTGGCCGTTCTCTGACTATCGTCACCGGCAGCTATGGGTCGTTTTCTGTCGGTCATGTACTGGAGTCGTGCTCACTTCGAGTATCGGGACATTCGTTAAATGGCACCCGTCATCCAAGCCAGCTTCGGTGGGCTTGTTTGTGGCTGCGGATACCAGCTCCCCTAGGACTGGACTACCATCATTCCTAGCGGTGTTTTTACGCACTGATCGCCCACTCGGAAAGAAAAGGAATCTCTATGTCCGCCTGGATGCTCCCTCTCGTTACCATCGCCCTGGTCGGCTTCGGCATGTACCTTATTGCTGAGGCCTGGGGTGGCTACGACTTTGAGCCTGCCATCCTGGGTTATGGTTGTGCTGCCCTGATGGCTGCCTTGGTTCTGTACAGAGTCTGGAGTCGAAAGCATTGAACAAAACCTGTGATCAGGCCGCCGACCGCGCCTGGCGCCTGGTTGTGCTCCAGAACGAGACAAAAGACACAAAAAGCCGCCTGAGGCGGCTTTTTTATGATTTAGTTCTCCGTTTGAGCGCTTCTCGGCGACTTGCTCACCAGTTGAAGTAGATCAATTCATTGGCCTGCTTACCGCCCTGCCCGCCAACCATATGCCGGAATGGCACTTCCTTCAGGCGAAGTTCCGAGAACACTTCCCGAATCTGCGGGTGGTCGTTGATTGAAATGACCATGTGGCCTTTGATTGACGCCGCCAATTCAGCCATGACCTGGTACTGCTCGAAGTTGAATGCACCCGATGCGTAGCCTGCCGTTTCCCAATATGGCGGATCGAGGTAGAACAGCGTGTGCGGACGATCGTATCGGCGGATGCATTCCTTCCAGTCGAGGTGCTCAATCGTGGTCCGAGCCAATCGTAAGTGCGCCTCGCTGAGTTTCTCTTCAATGCGCAACAGGTTCAGCCTCGGCGGTGAAGTTGTCGCGGTACCGAAGGTGCGGCCCGTTGGCTTGGCACCAAAGCATTGCTGCTGCAGGTAAAAAAAGCGCGCTGCCCGTTGAATATCAGTCAGCGTTTCCGGGATCTGCATGTTGGTCCATTCGAACATCTTGCGACTGACCAGCGACCAGCGAAATTGCCGGACCAACTCCTCCAGGTGATGCGCCACAACCCGGTACAGGTTGACGACCTCGCCATCGAAGTCGTTGATGACCTCCACATGACTCTGCTCTTTCATGAAGAACAATGCCGCGCCTCCGCAGAACGGCTCTACATAGCATTCGTGCTCAGGGAACTCAGGCAGGATGTGTTTGGCCATGCGGCGCTTTCCGCCCATCCAAGGGAAAATCGGTGTAGACATAAGTGATCCTTGTCTCTGCTATTGGATTCGCTTAGGCTTCCGCCCCCCTGCGCAGTGGGGCGAGGCCTTGGGTTGGATCACTCGGAATGCTCGAGTGGTACGACGTCGAGCTGGTGTTGACGCACCAGCTCGTCGCCTCGTTTATTCACTGCGCGGGATTTACTTCCCCTCTCCAAGCTCAAACGGCTTGAAGCGAATAACCTCCTCGCCCAGCCATTCGTTGATCTGCAACAGACGCGACTGCAGCGGCTCCAGCTCGTTCAGCCCCCAGACCTGTGCGGCTTCGCGCATCGACCCAAAGCCCCCCGAGTTCTGCGGCACAATGCCCATCAGTTGTGGATAAATACGCAAAGCCGCGAGCAGATCGTCGCGACTGATGTTTTTGATCGAGCCAAAATCATCCTTTGCAGCAACTTCGCTGATCGGTATCAACTGGATGCCGTCTTTCTTCCCACCAGGTGCATACATGAACAGGTTGCGGAAGTTGCCCGGGCCTTTGCTGCTCTTCATGGCGCTACGCAGGTCTGTAACAAAGTCCTCGTTTTGCGCCGCGTCAGTCATGTACAGAATGAAGCCGGCATGACTGCCGTTCTGGTAGTACTTTCGCCGGAACAGGGTCGCCGCCTCGTTCAACAGGGCACTCTGCAACGCCGACAGCCACTCAGGCAATCCGTAGATCTCCTGGTTGATGTCGGCCTCCCGCAGATGGCAGATGCTGTCTTTGCGAAACTCGTGCTCGTCACGCCAGCCACGCACCTGGAAGTAACTCCCCTCCTCGACGCCGCGACGCACAAACTTGGCCATCGCCGGCAACAACCCCAACGCTTGGCGCAGCATGTTGTCGCGCTTCTCAAGGTAGGTATTGCCACACCAGATGAAGTCCAGGGCCACCTGCTCGAAGGCTTGGCGACTCAGCAGTTTGTGCGGGATGAAGGTTCGAGCCAGGGCATTGCGTTTGAAGTTGAGCCCCGATTGCAAATACACACTGGCTCGGGTCGATTTGGCCAAGCCATCCAGCGACAGCGGCGGCTCGTACCAACGCCCGTTCGACCAGCACTCCAGGTAGTCGAGGATCTCCCGGCCATCGAGCACCGGTACCGGATCGCCAAAGGTGAATGCATGGGCCTGACTCTGCGCAGGCAGCGCCTCAACCAGATCGGTAGTCATCAACAAATCTCCATGATGCCGGTGTTGGCAGCGGTCTGCCCTTCCAGCGGCTCGTTGTGCAGGGCGTGGAACAATGCCCACGCCAAGTCGGCGTGACCGGTTTCGTCATTACGACCGGCCGTATAAGTGAACTGCCGCCCGGAAGCGGTGATGGTCTTGCGGATGGCCATCAGGCTGGAGGCCATGTCGGTCCAGCCGGCATCGAATTCCAGGCGTCCGTTCTTGATCACGTCGTAGGCCTTGAGCACCAGACGGGTTTTCACCTCGGGCGAGTAGCTGAACGTGGTGACGGCCGGGAAGAACTGGCGCACCAGCTGGGCCACGCCGCTGCCCAGACCGGTAACGTCGACGCCGATGTAGGTCACCCAGTAGCGCTTGGTCACCTGTCGGATGGCCTCAGCCTGCGCCGCGAAGTCCATGCCCCGGAACTGATGACGCTCAAGCACGCGGAACTTGCCTCCCGGTACCAGCGGCGGCGCCACGACAATCAGCCCAGCGCTGTCGCCGGTTTCGGCCGGGTCGTAGCCGACCCAGACCTGCCGATCGCCAAAGGGACGTGCGGCGAACGGTTTGTAATCCTCGCCCCACTCCACCCAGCTATCGACCATGCATGGCTGGAGCATTTGCAGCGGGAAGATCGAGGCGCCATCGTCGACAAACTGGCACATCAACAAGTTGGCGAACTGCTCGGGGTTGTACTCGAAGCGCAACTCCTCCAGGTCGAACAGATCGCAACCACGTTGCTCTGCATCCAGGATCGTGACGATCTGGCGCCAGATACGGTCCTCGCATAGTCGGCCTTGCCCGAGGGCGTCGTGGCTCACATCCAGCTTGAGGTGTTGGGCGGTCGGTTTGCCTTTGTTGAAACGCTCGCCGGTCCACAATTTGTAGGCTTCGTGGGCCATGCTCGACGGGGTCGAAAAGTAGGTCTTGCGCCAGTGCTTGTGCAGCGCCATGCCCGAGGCGACTTTGTTGAGCTCCTCGAATTTGTGGGTCCAGAAGAATTCGTCGAAGTAGAAGTTGCCTGAGCGGCCCTGCGCCGTGCGGTAGTTGGTCCCGAGAAAATGCAACTCGGCGCCGTTGGCCAGCACGATCGGATCGCCCGTCAGTTGCCGGCCAAGCACATCACTGACGAACGCCTGCATGTAGTTCTTGAACTGGTGGGCCTGAGCCTTGCTCGCCGACAGGAAAATCTGGTTGCGCCCGGTCTTGAGCGCATCGATCAGTGCCTCGCGGGCAAAGTAATAGGTCGCCCCGATCTGCCGGCTCTTGAGCAGCATCCGGGTGCGCTGGTTCATCGACCGATACCAATCG